TTGATTTACCGCTGCCGGATTCCATTGTAGAAAATTGTTTGACATCGCATCCTCCTTTATTTATACCCAGTGACCCTCATCAAATCCTGATACATAAGTGTCTCTCCTGTCAAATCCAAAGAATGGCAGATTTGCGGGTGAAATGGTTCCAACATAATAATTCATCCAAACCCCCTGCGGCCTTGGAACGATATAATCATTTTCAATCAAATCGATGATGATTTGCGTAAATGCACCTGTAATGATTACGTCTATCGTCATGTTCTGATTGTCTTGAATGATGATCTTACCACCGGGGAACAATTCCTTCCAAGTTGTCTGTAATGATTCTGCTCTTCCATCCCAATGATTCTTCAATACCTGATTCTTTAAAAGTATTCTATAGGTGTCGTCATCCAGTATAGGACTTGAACCGTCTGTAGGATCAAAAGTTACCTGTCTTGGAACGCCCAATATTACGCCCAGAGCATCTAATTGATCTCCTACGCAAGCGTCAAAGGAATCAAGGATATAATTTCCAGCTTTTGTAGTTAAAGCATCAGGAACATAGGCAAGGGCATCTTTTTCAATGACTCTGAATAATGAAAAATAAAATGACAAACTCTGAGATATGTCTTTAATGTCGTCAACTATATCCATAAAGCTTCTGGCCCAAGCCAGCATCTTTGTTGAATTTTGATATTGGCTGGTAAAGAGTTTTATGTAATCGGCTACAACAGGCCTGTAAGCATTGACCAAATCTTCCGTCTGTTCAACGATAAGCGGATTGTGAATCGTCAAAGATTCATTGGCAAATTCAAAGAACCCAAACAGGTTAGGAACACCCACAACAATGGCGCAAGTTCCCGTTGCTGTACTGGTTAACAATCCAGGAGTCTCCGTGCTAAAATCAGCGATTGAAGGAGAACTTGATGTTGACCATAAAGCTTCATCGGTCAAATCGGCAATCACTCCATTTTTATAAGTCACCATTACATGATATTGTAATTCATCGCCCAGATAAATATTGGCAATGCTGGGAGTGATTTCAACAGACTCAATTCCTGTTAATTCAGAGAACCGATACCAGATCAAAGCAGTTCTGTCTTCGAAGTTTAAATTTGTACTATCCTTGTATTCAACAGCCATTTTTACACCATCGTAATGTTAATATCATCAACGTCACTGGTAAATACTTCATTATAATCCAAGGTTAAATCCGAAGTCCCAACAGGACTTGGAGATTCTCCTATCGCTATCGAATAAATTGAAAACGTCGGTTTTAAACTATCCACATTAACAGACATCGCCGCATAATTGATCGAAGAAATAGTTAAGGTATCGCCAATTCCTAAACTATTGATATACTCGGCAACCGCTGCTTTTATCAAAACATCCGTGCCGGACAAATATCCTGACAATTGATGGATTTCAAATTCTATATATACAGGAACATCGGTCGGACGATAAAATCTCACGGTGGTTACCGTTCCATATTCAGCATCGGTAATGTCCGTTTCAACATCGCCATTCATATAACAGCCAAGACCTCTGTTGTAATAAATGGCTTTTGCAATATCTAAAATCGTTCCACCTTCTACAACACAGGTAATAGAATGAGCTGGTGCTCCTTCAAAAGGAACTCCTGCATCTCCATAATGCGTTGAATTTGTCGGGTTTTCATAAACCGCATATCTGGTAACATTATCTAATGCGGCAATAGCTGCAATCGTCCCCGCAAGCATGGTTTGAGAAGGAAGAGCAACACTAATCGCTTGACGGGTTCTTAACTCTGCATCAGTTTCAGCATTTTGTCCGGGAGTAGCGGCAACTGCATTGGTAACTCCTGTCCATCCCGCCGTAGGAGTGGCAATAATATCAATATCTCCTATAAGTGCAGTAATAGCACCGGGCGTTTCACAAGTAGCCGAAACCGTCAATTCATAATATTCACCAGCGGGAGAACCGGCAGCTTGAAGCGTAATCGGTGTAGGCAAATCCCACAGATTTCCAGACTTATCTTGAACCTTGCCATTGGTAATGGTAACGGCAGAAGTTCCTGTAAGGATCACATCACAAGTTGAATAGGTCGCTGCATTTCTTGTTATCCCATTTAACTGAACCAGACTTGAAAGGCCGACACCAACTGCGGTAACGGGACTCATTTGGTTGTATGCATACTGAATTGCCTGCATGGTTTCATAAATCATCAAAGACTCGTTTGCCAATATCTGGTAGTCTGGAGAATCATTGGCGAGATAAATATCGGGACCAAAGATGGTTTTAGTATCATTTATTCTTTTTTCAAGAATATCATTATATGTCGGTAAATGAAGTCCATCTTTATCCACATATGGAGCAAAATATGCGCACATTCTACAACTCCTTTTAAGAACTTGTTAATTGGTCCTTATTTGTTATATACAACTCTCCGTAGATCGTATCAACCCTACAGGTAAAAGAGTATTCTCTTGTTTCCGCATCATATTCAGACTCAACTGAATTTATCGCCGTTACTGCATAACTCCCATTAGGCATTTTCAATCCTTGAATTCTGTCGGTAATGATTTTGTCAATGATTTTTTTATCTTTGATTCTTGCTCCTAAAATCTTCTGCCAAAGAGGAAGACCGTCTCTCAAGTCTTTCCACCACTCACCAAGAAACAAAAGAAGCCTTGTTTTAATAGATTGAGCTATTGCTTCCGGATTGCCGGAAACATCTTGAAGATAATCTCCAAGCCCTCTTCCAAAACAATAATCATGATTTTCATCCAGTCTTCTGCAAATCATTAAACGACTCCTCCAGTATTTCCTGATCCCGGTTGAACCCCGCTATGGACATGATTCAAAAAATTCTTTGCATCAATAGATGACAAACCACCGCCAGATAATACAACACCGCTTGTAGCTGCCAAGGTAATTGATGCGCCAGACACCTGAACAGTAGGAGAGTTAATAACCGTAACATCTGTTGCATCTACAGTTACGCTTGTGGAATTTACATCAACCGTAGGAGCGTTTACTTCAACTTCACTGCCAGCGGTCACCGTAACCTTCATCGGAGTGACTATATTAATGTCATTGTCTCTGACTTCAACATAAGAGTCGTTGTTAAGGTTTCTTAAAACTGCTGAATCGGTAGAATAGCTGTTAATCTTTCTAGGCTGACTCCAAGGACCAATTATAGCAAACCCATCGGATAAATCATGTCTGCGATAATCCAACTGATTACTGACCTTTCCCGACTCCCACCAGCTATCAATACAATTGTCCCCGAAAACAACCAGACATTCATCACCAACCGTTACCGGCATGGTCAGAACAAAATTGCCAGCACGAGGCATGTAGATAGGAACATCTTGAAGGATGGGAATTTCAATATTTTCATAAGGCTTTCCTTCCAGACTGACCATTTCTCTGATGGCTAATTTTACAGTCACCGTTTGCTTGGTTGAATCAAAGCTCTGAACAATTCCGGGGCAAGCAACACGAATACGATTGCTTAACTTTTCAAGTCTTTGCTCAAGAACTTCGTTTTCATCGCCAAGCCTTACAGATAATGGAACATTCACCAATGCCATAAACTACTCCTATTTATTAACGGCACTTTCGTTTTTATACATCGTTGCAAGCGTTCCTTCCATCGACTGATTACAACCAACTACCGTTGTATACCATTCATTTCCTCTTGTAGCTCCCGTATGCGTAATTCCAATCACCCTATAAATACCATCTTCATCAAGCCTTGAAAATCCGGCAGAATTAAATTGAATAGCCATTTGTCGGATAAAAGCATTATCTATTTTTACCAACATAGGCTCCGGATTAAATACCCTTATCTTTGGATTCAACAAGCAGGTAAAAGTTATTCCATCTTGAGTCTGTTGCGGCGTGCCAATCAGTCCGCCAACCCCCGGAGAAAGAACCAAGGCTTGCTTTGTCAAATTAGCCGGTATCGGGTCTTGAGGACGGTCAATATAAACTTCTCTATCAACTGCGCTCATCACAGTCCCATATTGCTGTGCAAACTTTCTCATATAATATGCTGGAGAGTCAAAGAATATTTTCCCTCTAGCCAATTGCACGTCTCCGATGCCGTCAGATATTTTCGTTATGTTAAACGATTTTCTGGATTGAGAAGCCATGCCCATTACCACATTCTGTTGATATGCCAGAGCACCAAAAGCAGCAGACACATGATTCTCATAAATAATGTCCATGGCGTCGATACATTTAAGCGTCACTTTTGATGTAACGGTGTCTTCTCTTTCCCACATGGGTTGAAAAACATTGCCGTCATAAATGACACCATAATCACCGTTGACATATCCCGCTTCTACCAAAACTCTTGCACCAGACCTTATGACCATATTTTCTGTTTGCGGGTTTAAATTGTAAACAGTTACTTCCGAAAAATTGGGATTCTTCCACCCAAACTTTTCTATCTTGAAAGTGACATCCAGAGATTGATCTTCATAATCGCTATTCGATACGACATATGCCGTATATTTACTGGGATCGGCAGAGGTTTCTGTTTCAGACAAAGGAATGAGAATACTAATCTTCCATTTTCTCCCAAACAGTTTTTCTTTATGATTCTTTTGTGTTGCTAAAATGTCTTCTGCCATTTTACCCTTCCCATACTAACACAAAATCTGTCCCGAGATTTTCATCTGTGGGATGATCATACTCAAGTGGGTCTTTTGTCGGAACAATATATGCTTTCCCAATACCAAGATATTCGTGTTGGTGCAATATGTTCAATTCGTCAGAGCCTACAGAACCGGCAACCAAAGGAACAGAATCAATGATAATTTCATCCGTCGCTGGATCAGTGATCCTCATAACCCAATACCCGCCGATATAATTCCAACTCAAATTAAACTTCAAGGTTCTGTTCACGCCATCAATTTCCAGAGTAACAGAAAACTCTTGATTAGGATCACTTGTCAACGGTATTTCTTGGTATGCCATAGTTAATTACCCACCGGCTGCCCAGCAGCACTAAGAATGCTCTGGCCATCTGTTGCACTTTTCGTACCCTTGTTTGTTTCCACTACCGCTTGTCTCTTAGTAAGCGTAACATACTCAACCGGAACAACTGCCATCATCACTTGTCTTAAACTAACGGTACATCGTAAACTA